CGGATCAGCTCGATGAGTACCGCGCCGAGCTCTCGAGCATCGCCGGCGTCTGTGCCGACTACCTCCCGGACCCGAGCGACATCAGCACCGCGAGCGCCGTCGAGATCATGGACCTGCTCATCGACGCGCAGCATGCGCACATTGAGCACCTCACCACCGAGCTGGCCGGCAGCGAGCTATGCCGCGACAGCCTGCGCGCCGACTCGCTGCGGCTCGATGCGTGGCGCAAGGCCGGCGAAATCATCGGAGCCGACTCGCCGGGCGCCCTCATCGATGTCTTCCGCGCCGCCGAAAGCGATGCCGAAGACCTGCGCAATAAGCTTGGCGCAGCAGACCGACTCATCGCCGCGCTGCGCAACGAAGTCGAAGACCTGCGCGATGAGATTTACACGGCACAGCAGGCCCGCGCGGCGCTGCGCGACCCGCTGGATAGTGAGGACGCCAACAGCCACGCCGGCCTGCAGCGCACCATCCAAGAGCTGCGCGCCCGCGCTGTTGAGCAGGCCGAGCAATACAAGGCAGACATCGCCCGCATGGCGGCCGAGATTGACGCCCTGCGCGCAGATAACGAGGCCCTGATGCGTGACCCCGTCGGCTACCTCGTCAGGGCAGCCAAACGCCAACCGCGCACGCTGATGGATCGGGACAAAGCGCGCGACGCCGCCCTCGCGGCAATCCGTGCCGGCGCGCAGCGTGCCGAGGTGTTTGCGCTGGTGCCCGTCGGCGTGGCGCGCAAGGGCGCTGAGTGGAGGTCCGTGTGATGGACCTGGCCGAAATCCGCTCGCGGATCAATCCGCAGTACGCCGACATCCCCGGCACGCAATCGCATGAGCGCAAGTGGCTGTGCGACCGCATCGCGGAGCTTGAGGTCGAAACTGCCACGCTCCGCGCCCAGCTTGCGACGCTCAACGACACCATCGCTGCCGCACAGATGGCAATGGCCGGCGCCCCGATCTGGTCTGACGGGCACCGCCAGGCAATCGCGATGCTACACGAGATGCGGGATGCGATTGCAAAAATGGGGGGCGAATCATGACCTGGCTCGAAGACCCTCCCGCCGACGAATGGGACGACAACGGCGAACCGATCACGCTGGCCGCCGCCGCGGCCGATGCGCTGGAATGGTGCAAGCTGCTCCAGCGCATGGCCCGTCTCAAAAAGCTCAAGTTTTTACAGGCCGACTCCGCCGACGATTTACAGCACTGCATCGCGTCGCTGACGGAGAAAGTAGAGTCGCACTGGGCGCGCGAAAACAGGGAAAACCGAAATGCGCGACCCTTTTAAAATCACCGAGCCGACGTGCATCAGCTTCAGCGGTGGGCGCACAAGCGCCTACATGCTATGGCGCGTGCTGCAATCCAACGGCGGACTTCCGGCCGAGTCCGTCGTTTGCTTTGCAAACACGGGCAAAGAGGATGAGGCCACGCTGCGCTTTGTCAAAAGGTGCGCGGATGAGTGGTCAGTCCCTATCGTGTGGCTGGAGTACATCCCACATGAGCAGAGCCGCCAGCGATTCCGCATCGTCAATTTCGAGGCTGCCAGTCGGCACGGAGAGCCGTTCGAGGCGGTGATTCGTGCAAAGCAGTACCTGCCCAACCCCGTGACGCGCTTTTGCACCATCGAAATGAAGATCCGCACGATTGCCAACTACCTGTTATCGGTGGGCATTGCTGAGACACGAGCCGAAGGTGAGCGGATAAGCTGGGTTGGCATCCGCGCAGACGAAGAGCGCCGGGCAGCCAAGATCGATGACAAATCCCGCATTCCGCTGTACGCGGCTGGCGTGGATGTCCATCAGATCGGAAAATTTTGGGCAGGTCAGCCATTTGATTTGGAACTAGATACATACCAAGGCCGGACCCTATCCGGAAATTGCGACCTGTGTTTCCTCAAACCGGCAAATCAGATTTTTACCCTAATTCAAGTGCAGCCGGAGCGGGCAGACTGGTGGGCAAAGATGGAGTCTTTCGCGGCCAGCGTCGGCAACAAGGCCAGCGGCATGATATTCCGCTCTGACCGACCGAGCTACGCACAGATGGCCAAATTCGCTGCCGAGCAGCGGCGGCTGTTCAACGACGAAGAATCCCCCATCGCCTGCTTCTGCGGCGATTAAACCCCCGAAAGCTGACTGAAATGACCGTCCCCATCCGCTACCTGACGATCCGCCGTTTTTCGGCGGAGAGCGGTTACACTGAGGAGGCTATCAGGACCAAAATCAGGGATGGCATCTGGCAAGAGGGCCTCGTGTGGGTCAAGGCGCCGGACGGCCGCAACCTGATCGACATCGAGGGATACAACCAATGGGCAGTGACCGGCAGCACCCAGGCGTTCGGCCGGGTTCGGACTCGACCATTGAAATCGACTTCCGCTTCCGCGGCCAGCGCTGCCGCGAAAGGCTCAGGCTCGAGCCCACCGCCGCTAATCTGAGGCGCGCGGCGCAGCACCGCGCCGCCATCCTCCACGCGATCGAGCGCGGAGAGTTTGATTACGAGACCACCTTTCCGGGCAGCAAAAATGCTGCCCGTTTTGCGCCGAGTCCTCCGTCTGCTGGCCTTACCGTTGGCAAATATCTGGAGGCCTGGATCGACAGCAAGGCGCCGACCATCAAGGCCAGCACGGCCGATGGCTACCGCAAAGCGATCAAAGGCCGGCTCGTGCCCGACCTGGGCGACCTCCTGCTCGGCGAGCTCAAGCGCGGCGACGTGCGCAAGATGTGCGAGGGCCTGGCGGCCGGCAACAAGCGCATCAGCAATGTGTTATCCGTGCTGCGCGCCGCCCTCACCGACGCCGTCGACGACGAGCTCATCAGCCACAACTGCATCCGTGACTGGACTTTCGCCCGCAACACGCCGCCCAAAGAGGATGACGACATCGATCCGTTCACCCGCGCCGAGCAAGCGGCGATCCTCGCGGCGCTGCCCGAGCAGGGGCGCAACCTGGTACAGCTCGCACTCTGGACCGGACTGCGCACCTCCGAGCTGGTCGCCCTGCAGTGGGGTGACGTGGATCTCGTGCGCGGCGAGGCCTCGATCCGCCGCGCAACAACACTCGCCGCCAAAGGCCAAGCCGAGACGCCCAAGACCCGCAGCAGCAAGCGCACCGTCAAGCTGTTGGCGCCGGCCCGCGCCGCCCTCGAGGCGCAAAAGGCCCACACATTTTTGGCAGGCCAGCATGTTTTTTGCAATCCACGCACCGGCGCGCCGTGGCAGGGCGACGCGCCGATCCGCAAAACGCTGTGGGAGCCCGCCTTGCGCCGCGCCGGCGTGCGCTACCGCAACCCCTACCAGACCCGCCACACCTACGCGTCGATGATGCTCAGCGCCGGCGAGCACCCGATGTGGGTCGCCCGGCAGATGGGCCACGCCGACTGGGGCATGATCCGGCAGCGGTACGGCAAGTGGATGCCCGATGCAGCACCCGACGCCGGCAGCAAGGCCGAAGCGCTGTTCGATTGCGACTCCGGGAATCAAACTCAAGGCCGCAAGACGGGGTAGGCGGCACAGGCGGATGGTCGACTTATGGTCAACAATTGGCCTGATACACAGCGTTTATGCGGCATTCGCGGGGGTTCGATTCCCCCCAGCTCCACCACTATTTAGCTTTAAAAACAAAGGCTTACATATCCTAACAATGGATTTGTAGGCCTTTTTTTTGGGCTGTTTCGGGCCGAATGGTCGACAAGTTGGTCGACATTTTTAACCCGGTGCGGGCCGCTACTTGATGACCGGCGCGACCTCCACTTTCTCGCCCGGCCGCCTGTGCGGCCGGTAGTAGTGGACCGGCACGCCATAGCGCCAGTGTCGGGCGGTGACATGCTGGATGAGCGCGATCGATCCGGCGAGCGAGAGGCTGACGGGGTCGGGCTCCCAGCACAGGACAAGGGGCGCCACGAGCCCGAATAACGCTACGGCGCCGAGCAAGACGAAGGCGAGGCGCACATCGATCATCACGTCCTCGCTCATCATGACCGCTCGCCGGATTACCCCGGCGATGAGGACCAGGCAGAGCGCGGTGTGGGCGACGAGCAGGGCGACGGCGGTCATTTGCCGCGCCCTCCGGGGACGGTGGCGCGCAGCAGATCGCCGACGCCCGCGAATATCGGGCGCCATCCGTTACCCAACGCGCTGATGATCAGGGCGACGCCGGCCAGGGACTCGTTGATCGGCACTTGATAGGTGCGCTCGATATAGCCGGCAATGATGCCGGTGAGCACGATGGATGTGCCGACACAGCGCGTTGCGAGCATCAACGCGGCCCATCCAGTTGGCGTGTCGGCGCCCGAGAGCGGCCACAGGACACCGCCGCAGGCGCCGGCAATGATGGCGATCCAGGGGCCGGCGGTGGGGCCGAGGACGCCGATGAGCAGCACCGCGAGGCTGACGGATGCGGCGGTGGTGGAGGTGGGTTCGGCCATCGCGCGCTCCTACAGCGTGGCCGCCAGCCGGAACAGCTCATCAACCTGGCTGCCGCTCAGGCCGATTGCCGTAGTGATGGCCAGCGCCAGCGGCCAGTCGCGGGCTACGGTGGGGGAAAACTCCCATTCGATGCGCGCGGCGTCGCCTTCTATGCCCGGCAGCGCCGCGATTGCGGTGCTGACCTGGCCGAGCAGCCCGGCCTGCAGCAGCGCGAGTCGGGCCTGGCGCATGCTGACGGATACCGGCACGAGGGACGGCGCCGGCGCGGCCGGCTCAGGGGAGTTGCCGGCCGCGCGCCAGTCCAGATACGCATCCCAGTCGGCATTGCCGGGGGCTGCGGGGATGGTGGCGCCGTCCGCGAGGCGGATCACGGCGTCGGTGTCGGTGCGTTGGTAGGTCATGGTTCAAAGCTCGGAGGAGAACGAAATCGTAGCGCTGCTCACCGCCGGCACCAGCGACGCTCCGCCGCCGGCGGTCAGGCTGGCCGTGCCGATGGCCATCTTGACCAGCGTGCCTTCGGCGGTCGGCACGGCCGCCGGGATCGTGGTGGCGGCATAGCTGGTGTCGTTGGTGTAGTTGCGCACGTACCAGTCGCTGGCGGCGCTCACCGTCACGGTGGGGATCGCCCGCATGCGCACCGGGTGCGGGAAATAGACTCCCGCAGTGTTGGTGGACAGGTTGGCGGCGCTGCCGTAGAACGCACCGACTACGCCGCCGGTACGCCAGAAGTAGCGCTGACACAGCATCGTTTCCACGGCGACGGGGCGCTGCTCGAAGGCGGTGGCGGTGCTGCCCTCCTCAAGCTGGATCTCTCCCATATCCATGTAGTAGGTGCTGCCGACGGGCATGTCGATGATCACCCACAGGCAGTCGTTGCCGTTGGTGCCCAGCGTCTTGCCGGCGATCGACGGCAGCGTGACGGTCCAGGAATAGATGCCGGTGCTGCTGACGGTCTGATAGCCTGAATATGCGCCCACGGTGACCGATGGAGCGCCGCCGGTGCCAAAGTCCTGATTGAAGCCGATGCGCACGCTCAGCGGGGTACTGGCGGCCAGGCGCGCCGAGAAGGTGACCGTCTTGCCCTGCAGCGTGCCGACGCCCTCGAGCTTGGTGATCAGGCGGCGATAGCTGGCCCCCGTGCCGTTGGCGGTGCAGTTGTAGCGCAGCGCATAGGTCGACTTCAGAAAGCCATTGAACGGGATCACGACGTTAAGCGCCGAGGCGGCAATCACTACCCCCGTGCCGTCGAACATCGGCTGCCAGCGGTCGGCGCAGAAGTCGTAGTTGGCCATTGCGGGAAAGTTCGTGCCGCGCTGCCAAACATCGAAATTGCCATTGACGATCTTGTTGCGGAACGATTGCGCGATGGCCGCCATGGCCGCGAGGTAGGCGGCCGAGGCGGCGGCCGAGGCGGCGGCGCTGCCGGCCGAGGCGGCGGCGGCGGTGGCATTGTTGTTGAGCTGGGCGACCAGTTGTTCCGGCGTGGTGCTGCTGGAGATGGCCACTTTGACCGCACGCGACAACTGTTCGGCGACCTGTTGAATCTGGATCGTCGCGCGGTCCAGCGCGTCATTGATCACCTTGGGATAGAACGCGCCCTGATTGGTCAGGGTCATCGCCTGCAGGTTGGCCAGCTGGCTGGTGACGGTGATCAAAAAGCCGTTGGCCGGCGCCGTGGTGGCGGTGACGGTGCCGCCTGGGTTGGCGTCCTGGTCGGCGTTGAGGGCCACCGTGTAATCGGCGCCCATCGTCAAGTCGGTTTCGACGCTGGCCAGGTCGGTACGCACGACACGCACCTCCGAGGCGGCAAACACCTTGAACGCGAACGGAAATGCAGTGGTGATGCCGTTGCCCGTATAGGGGCCGGCTTTGCGGGTGGTGCTCGATACAGTCATGCGCGGCGCTCCGGGGGATTTGCCGAAAGGCTATCCCCAGAGGAAACCGCCACGCGCACCCACTACCGGCGCGACTCCGCCGATGCGGCACCCGTCACCATGCCGCGAGCGGCATCGGCCGGGCCGGTCGGGTTGATGCGGCCCTCGGCCACGCCTGCCGCGTAACCCACTGACCGCGCCGCCAGATTGGCCGGCAGGCCCACCGTCATGCTGATGAGGGTCGCCACATCGCGCACCGCCTTCTGCGTGCTGCCCTCGCCGGTCACCGCCTTGAATACCGACACGGGGGCACGGGCCGCACTCTCGAGCATCGACACGGCCGGCGAGGTGGCGAGTCGGTCGTCGTAGGGCTTGGCGTTGGTGGCATTCGCCAGCGCATTGAGGCCTTGCCCGACAACCGGGACCATTGCCGTGACGTTGCGCAACATCCCCCAGCCGAACAGGGCCGCGATCCAGTCGTCCAGATACTCACCGTCCTTGTCGGAATCGTCCGGCCCGCCGCGGAACAACTGCGCGATGCCCTCGGCCACGATGGCCGGTGCCAGGAAGCCCAGCCCCAGCACGAACAGCCCACGGCCGGCGTTCTGGCGCAGACCGCCATCACGGGCGATCTGCACGAACGCACTGCCCAACAGGTTGGCCTGCATGTTGTAGTAGCCGGCGAACTGCGTGAAAAGGCGTACGAAGGCGTTGCCGCCCTCGATCCGGCTGATGTCCTCGGGCAGGCTGCTGCCCTGCGTCTCGCGGATCGCGGCATCAGCCAGGCGCACGGCGTCGCGCTCGGTTTCGCCGGCCGCTACCGCCTGATTGTAAACAGCGGTCCAGATGATCGGCCCCATCACGTTATCGACGGCCGACTGCAGGAAATAGGCGTGGCGCATCGTCCAGTTCTGGCCCTGCTCAAGCAGCGAGGGGTTCAGCAGGATGTCGCTGATCTCGCCGTTCATCACCGCCACCTCGTTATCCATGCGGCTGGCCATGTAGGGCGACGACTCGGCCACAGTGCGGGCCACGTCGCGCGGCGCCTTCAGGTAGTCGCCAGCGGCCGACAGCAACAAGCCGGGCCGCACCTTGACGCCAGCCAGCGCAAAGCCGGTGATCTGCTGGGCGGCGTTGCTGACGTTGGCGAACATGGCCGCCGCGCCGGCGCGGGCGCGCATCACGGAGAAGAAGCGCATGAGGCCGGCCGACCCCGCGACGGGCGTTTCGACCTGTTGCCGGGCCGCGCGGGCCAGCCAGGGCTGGAGCATGGCCGGGATCGCCGCCGGCTCGACGCGGCCGAGCGCCTGCCCGACTTTCCTGGAAAGCACGCGCTGCACGTCGCGCACCGGCATCTCCATATGGCTGAACAGCAGCACCTTGTCGATATGCTGGGCGAGCGTGCGCAGGTCCAGCATAAGCGGCCGGTTGTACTCGACGCGGGCCTTCGTGAAGCCCTTCGGCGTGGTCGGGAAGGCGTAGGCCATCGCGGCGTTATCCTCTTCGGCCAGCGCGCGCAGGTTGGCATCCTGCACTACCCGGGCGTCGGCCATCGCCGGCACGTAGCCGCCGCGGTACTCGCCCCAGGGCGTCGTGACCGGCTCGGCCGTCACCTCGTCGAAGTAGCGCCCGAACACGTCACGGTGGGTGCGCTGGGCGCCGGCCTTGGTCTCTTCCAGCAAGTCCCAAACGCCCTGCACGAAGTCCATATGCGCCTTGGTGATCTTGCCTTCACGGACCATGCGCGAAACGAAGGCGTCCCACCTCGAGGTGTCGAGCGTGCCGTCAGGCAGCTCCTGCGCCCATTTGCGGCCAAGGAGGAGCTTCCTCTTGTTGCTGCTGTTGCCGGTGTGCAGCAGGGCGTGCAGGATCTCGTTCATGCCCGAGCCGCCCGAGTCCTTGCCGAAGGTATAGCCAAGCTCCGGCGCCGCGATCAGCTGCGGCTTGAGGGTTGGCGCGATGCCGTCGAACAGGCCACGAAAGCGGCGCAGGTACTGCGCCTTGTCGGCCCGGTAGGCGTCGGCTGCGTCCTTGATGCGGGAAAACACGAAGCGCCGGAACGGCCCCACGCCCTGCCCCCCATCCATCGCGCCGACCCAGCTCTCGACCCGGCGAGCCGACGCAATGAAGGCGCGCAGCTTGGCCAGGCGGGAATCGGCCGGCGTCACCGCCTGCTCTTCGCCGGGGATGGTGTCAGGGATGCCGATTTCTTCGAGGCGGGCGAACAGTGCGTTCTCCACGTCCTCGCGGTCCATCAAGTCGCCGTCGATCTCCATCTGCCGGGAGCGCCGAGCCAGGTGCAGCATGGCGTCGATCTCGTCACGCAAGCCGCGCACCTCTTCGACGGTCATTTGCTGCACGGGCTTGGCATTGGCTTCGGCGGCGTCAAGGCTCGCCTTGAGCACGCCGTAGAGCTCGGGGTCGTAGGATTCAACCGCCTTCAGGTAGTCGCCGGCCTTCTTCGCGCGCTTCTCGGCGATGCCGTACTCGCCCAGGATCGCCCGGGCCGCGTTGGCTATGTCGAGGTCGTAGGCTTTGCCCAGCCGCTTGTCGGGCCGGTTGGCGAACTCGGCGAAGTTGCGCAGGATGGCGCGCACCTCGGCCTGCGCGTCGTAGGCGGCGCGGGTCGCGTAGTGATTCACCAGCTCGTTGCGCTTCTCGGCGGCGGCGGTCGCCAGGTCGCCCGCGTCGCGGGCCTTCTTGGCGGCCCGGGCGGCTCGAGCCTCGGCGCTGGCGTACATGGCCGGCCGGATGTCGCGCACCTTGAGGCGGGCGATCATCTTCGCAGCAAAATCCTGGGCGGCCTCGGTCAGGATCTTGCGCTGCCCGGTGGCCTTCGCCAGGGCGTTGGCTTCGGTCGCCAGCATCCGGCCGCGGGCCGCGTTGTGAATTGCCGCATCGGCTGCGCGCGCAATGGCGTCGGGCGTGGCCAGCTCGCCGAACCTCTCCAGCATCCGCTGATCGGTAAGCGCATCGATTTCTTCCTTCGGAGCGGTGGCTGCGGCCAGGGTGCGGACCATCTCATCGCCGGACGCGAAGCCGAACAGCTCGGCCACAATGTCAGGGTGCAGACCGTTTGCCGAAGTCATGCGCCGCGCCTTGAGGATTGCGACCACCTCCGGCGGCGGGCCGATGTCCGACAGCCCCGCGGCGTCGAGTCGGCCGGCGGTGAGTGCGCCGGGGTTGGGCACCTGGTCGCCGGGCCGCACGTCGTTTGCCCGCAGAAGGTCGTAGTCGGCCTGACTGGAATAGGCCGGCGAGCCGCCCAGCTCGGCCTGGAAGGCTTCCTCGAAGGCCCGCAGCGCGCCGTTGCCGTCTTCGTCGTGCTCAAGGTAACCCAGCTCGGCCAGCTTCTCGGCCATCTGGTCGACGGTGTAACCCTTGCCCTCGGCGCGCAGCACGGGCTTGCCGAAGAGCCCCGACTGCGGTTTGTCCTCGGGCTTGGTGCCCCACAGGTTCGCCGCGCTGGCCCGCTCGATGCCGCCGAGTTTGGCGATGGCGACGAACAGGGAGTCAAGGCCTGGATCAACGATGTCCGGGTCTGACTGAACGGACTCCGGCTCGCCGATCTTGTTGTCGGCACCCATCTTGCCGGTGAGGAACTGCCACGCGCGATAGACGGGCTGGCTCATGACTTCGCGGCGCGCCACCATGCGAATCTGCGCGCGCTGGGCGTCGGCCTCTTTCTGCAATCGTGACATTTCACGGCTTCTGGCGTTGCGCATCCACTTCAGATCGCGCAGACCGCGCGCCTGCAGATCCTCGATGGCGTCGGCCGTGGCCTGCGTGCCGAGAGCCTGATACGCGGCAAACTCGGCGGGCGTCATGCCGGCCTGCTCCGCGCTGCTGAACAGCGGCATCATCGAGCGCCCCATCTCGGCGAGCTGGATCTGCTCGTTCGTCGCCAGCATGCGGTCGAACACGCCGCGCACCTCGTCGGTCAGTTCGACGTTGAGCGCCTTGATGTCGCGGTAGACGTTCAGCAGCCACGCGCGGAAGCGCTGAAACAGCCCGGCCAGTTCGATGCTCGGTGCCCGGCCCTCAAACAAGTAAGCCTCAAAGCCGCGGGCGAACTGCTCGTGATGGTGCCGGCGCTCTTCGAAGTCGAGCGATTGCCATTCGGCCAGGTCGCGCAGCCCGAACCAGCGCATCAGCGCTTCGGCGTCGGCGGCAATCTCCTGCTCGCCGGGCGACAGGTCGCCGGCCGCGCCGAGCTGGGCGGCCATGTCGAGTTGCATCTCGAGGAAGGCATGCCCGGTTTCGTGCAGGAAGGTGGATAGGTCTGCATCCTTCAGGATCGCGATGTTCCAGCTTGCCGGGGAAAAGGCGCCGCGGGGGCCTTGCTCGTAGGCGTCATCTGACTTGAAATTCATCAGCCCCCGGAGTACATTGGAAATGCCTCCTTGAAGCGACGAGCCGGACCGTTCGGATATCTTGGTATCAACACCGGACACTCGGGCATCAAGGAGGTTTTCCTTTGTGGTGACGCTGTGCAGATACATCCGCTGGGTGTTGTAGTCTTTGCGGATCAACACCGTCACGATGGCATCCACGTTGCCGATCCGGACTGGAGCAGACACATAAATGCTGTCCGTCCGATCATTCTTCGGCTCGACGAACACCACTCTGCCGCGCGCAATGACATTCGGCACTGCCGCGAACGCGGCAGCCTTGTAGGGGTTCATGCCGTGCCCGATAGAATCCTTCACGGATCGCGCGTCCATCAGCACTTCGCCTAGCTCGGGGTTTTCCGCCTTCCCGTTATAGGGGGCAGCCATGAATATTGATGTTGCCCACTCACGGAGCGCCCTGAACCCCGTCGTTGGCGCCTCATCCCCGCGTAATTCTGCGATCGCTGGACCGTTGAGAAAGTCTCGCAACACAACTTTTGCATCGACAGCAGACTGATGCAGCACCTTCCCCGCAGCCTGCCGGTACATGCTCTCGCCGGTCGTGAATGCCCGGTTCTTACCCTTGTTCTCGACGAAGCCGAAGCGCTTGTAGAACTCGGTCAGGCGCTTCTTGTTGCCGCCGAAGTCGGCCGAGGGCGAGAGGGCGACGTGCTGGCCTGTGCGGTCGGCGTAATCGATCAGCGCCTGCATGGCGGCCGTGCCCTTGCCGGCGCCGCGCTCGTTTTCAGGCACGACGATCTGCGACAAAGTGATGATGCCGTTCTTCTCGCTGATCGCGTGCTTGATGCCGGCCTCGCTCCAGGCCTTGCGCACGTCATCGATGGCGCCCCCCTGCTCCAACTGCTGCCCGCCAAAGCCCTCCGCCCCCACCGTCAGCGGATACCGCTGATACAGCTCTTCTGGCGTCGTGCCCAGCTTCGCCGCTTGTACCGCGTAGAAGTTACCGACCAGTGAGGCGTAGGGCTCGTTCACCGGGCCAGTGAAGCGGCCGGCGGTGTTGAGCTGGTCGAGGATCGTGCTACGCACCACGTCGGCCTGAGCCTTGAACGTGTCGGCGGTCTCACGGTTGGCCAGCAGGCGCTGAACCTCGGCCTGCAGCTCTGTGCCCTGCTCCTGCATGTAGGCCTGCGCCTCGGCGCGGCTGAATCCCTCGGGGTCGGTCTTGAGGTGATCCAGCAGCGCGCCGGCCGCTTCGGTCGGGGCGATGGCCGCGGCGTACTCTTCAACCGGGATAGCGATCTGGCCACCCGTTGCTGCGGCTGTCTCAAGTTGGTCAGCCACGGCCGGCGACACCGCGGCCACCTGATCGGCCACGCCCGATTGCAGCAGGGCTTGCGCGTCGATGAACACGGCCTGCACCGGGCCATCCTGCGCGGCCTGGGTGACAAACTGCGCGAATGCCTCCGGGTCGCGTTGAAGCACTTTGGAGGCGGCGGCGAACTGGTTGAACTGCTCGATGCGGGCGGCCTGCTCTTCGGCCATCTGAGCCTGTTCGGCCCGACCGCTGGCAACCTGGGCGATCTTGGACGCGCCGCCCATCACGCCGCCCTGCACCAGCGTGGCGATCAGGGTTCGATAGGCTGCGTCCGGGCGCTCGGCCAGATAGTCGCCGAACGTCTTGTCGGGATTGGCGACGGCGGAATCAACCAGATCCTGCACCAGCGTTGCGACCTGCTCGCTCGGGATTTCGCGGCCGAGCATGCCGGCGATGAGCTCGCCCGCGCCAACCTTGCCGAACTTCGACACCAGGAAGCCCATCGGCAGCGCCTCGGTGGCGATTTCCACCGCGCCTTCGGCCAGCGCGCCGCCGGCCGCTTCGCCAAGGGTCGCGCCACGGGAGGCGTACTTGCCGTAAGCCGGGGCCGCTGAATTGATGCCAGCCAGGGCGAGGCCAGGAGCCGGATTGCCGGTCATGATCGACGCGGCAAAGCCCGGCAGGTTCTGCAGGATCGACACGCCGCCAGAATAAGCCGCCGCTGCGGTCGAGGACTCAAAGGCCGGCGTGGCCGCGTCCTGCTGGACCTGAGCCTGCCCGGCTTTGCGCACCAGGTCAGCGCGGCGCACCTGATCCTCGGGCGTGCTGCCGGCGCCGAACAGCAGATCGTTCATGGCGAGCCGCATGCTCGCCACCAGCGGCTTGAACTTCAGCGCCTCGGCAAACCCGCCGGCCACCGATGAGAACGACGGCGCCGGCCCCTTCCATGCTTTCAGCGCGTTCTCTGCGCCCTGCAGGTTGTCGAGGTCGTCGTAAGATACCTTGGCCCGCTCCACGTCGGCCAATAGCGCGGCAGTCGCTGGCGCGGTCTTGGCCAGCATGTCGAAGTTGATGCTGCCAACGGCCGCCTCCAGCTTGGCATCGGCAGGATTGGCAAGCACAGAATCGGCCGGAATGCCGGTGCGCCGCTCGATGCGCTTGGCCTCGGCGTAAGCGTCTGGGGCGATCCCGTAGGCGGTGGCAAAGCCCACGCGGGCAGCCTGGCCGGGATTGGGCTGTAGCGTGGCGGCAACGGCCGCATCAAAATCGTCACTCATTTGCGGGCGAATTTCATGTTCCAGTAAGCGTTCATGATCTGGGCGTCAGTCGGGCTATCCACCCCGCGGCGCTTGAATGCGGCCTTGATGTTGTCCTTGGCGGCGCCGTCAATATCACCGATCTTCATCCCGAGCACCGGGCCGGACTTGTCATAGATCCAGCCGCGGAAAGTCGCGTTCTTTGCAAACAGCGCGTCGATGTGCTGAGCCACCTCGGCATCGGTGAACTTCTTTCCGGCCTCGCGCTGGGCGGCCACGAAATACTGATCGACGAACTGGCGAACGGCACCGATGCGCGCAGCGTCCGCGCCGCCGTCGTCCTTGGGCGTCGGGTCCATGCCAAGCACGCGCATGCGGGCGTCGAGGGTCTGCTTGATGGCGCCGCTGTTGAGGTCGCCCGGTCCGTTGGCTCCCGGCGCGTTGCCCAGCTGCTTGGCGCGCTCGTTGGCAAAGTGCTTGGAGTCGGACTCGGAAAGCTCGCGGCGCAGCATGAAGAACTGCGCATCACTCATGCGCGCCAGTTCTTCAGGGTGGGCTGCCAAGCGTGCGTAAAGCAGCGGGTTCGTGATGTCCTCGCCCTTTGCCACCCGGGCGGCGAAGTTGAGCACGTTGTCGACTTCCTTCGGTGGGATGGCCCCTCTCACGCTGGCCGTCAGGTCGTTGAAGTGCCCGCCGTTGCCGATCAACTGGCGCATGGCCTCGGCCGTCGCATCCTCCCCGCGCTGCTTGATGGCGTCCTCCTGAACCTTCCATTGCCGGGCCAGTTCTTCGCGGGCCAGCTTGAGCCGGGCCGGGTTGCTGGCGATCTCGGGATTGCCGGCGAGCTGCGCCTCCGCATCGGCCAGCGTCGGGCGCTGCGGCGTACCCTGGCCGCCACTGAGCGCGGCCATGTTCTTGGCGACGTAAGCCTGCGTTTCCTTGGGCATCAACGACAGCCAGTCGATGCGTTTCGAAATCGGAACATTGTTCGGGTTCGGAGCGTTTGGGTCGTTGGCCTCGGTGAGAACCGGCCGGCCGGCTGCTTTCAGGGCCGCATCGAGGCGACCGGAGCCGGCGTTGTAGGCTGCCCATGCTTTGGCCGGGTCGCCGTCGTAGTGCTTGAGGAGCGCGCCCAGCAAATCCCGCCCTACGCGCGCAAACTCATCTGGGCTGTCATCTTGGATGGGCTTTACGCCAAAACCCGGATTCTTCGCCGTCGCCGGCATGACCTGCATCTCACCGCGGGCGCCCTTCGGGGAGGTCAGCAGGCCGCCGCCCTTGCCGTAGCGCTGGCCGTTCGATTCGGTGGCCATCGTGATGTTGATAAGGCGATCGAAGTCGGTCGGCGCCAGCTTGGGCACAAACTCCCGCACAACGTCGGATGCCGCACCGCTGGCGATCTGCGCGTCCATCTGTTTGGTGATGTGACCGCGTACCGCCATGATGTCGTCGGCCTCCATCTGGCCGGCGTACTTTTTCAGGTAGGTGTCGGCGTAGGCCGGGTTGTTGTTTTCCAGCGCGGTCAGCATGGCAATCTTGTGCCCGTCGCTGGTGAGCTTGCGCGCCGCGGCGTCCTGCCACTCGGCCGACTTGCCGAGTAGCTGGCCTTGCCGGTAGGCCTCGGACTTGATGCGCAGGATCGCTTGATCGGTGGCATCGGGGTTGTTCCAGTTGAGCGCAATGTCACGCCGCGCCGTGGCCTGCACGCCTTCTGAGACAGACAGCCCATAATTCTTGAACTCCTGCTGCTCGTGGCCCTGCACCTGGCCGACAAACGAGGTCAGCATATCCTTGGCGTGCGCATCGAAAAGCTGGCGCTGTGCATCGTTGCCGAGCGATGCGCCCACCTCGCCGATGTGCTTGTTCAGCGCATCGCCGTACTCCATGTGCAATGGCTTGCCGTCTGGCCGTTCGAGCGCCTGGATACCCTTGAGCGCCGAGTAGCCTTGATCCTTGTCGTAGGTCATGCGCAGTTGCGCTTCCTTGACCTTGTTCAGCGCGTCGGTAACCCGTAGCTGGTTGGCCTGCGCCTGCGCCTCGGCTTCGAGTCGTGCGATCTCGCCGCCGGCCGCCTCCATGCTGCGGCCCATCTGCACGCCCTGCTGGGCGGCGTAGTTCTGCGCTTGCGGGGCATCGAAGCGGGCTGAAGACGGCCCGGCCGGCGCAACCTGCGGCGCGTCAATGCGGGGTACGATCGGCATCAGGTCCACCCATTAAATTTTAGACCTTGGCTCCCGGCTCCAATGCTCAGGCCGGTTTCCCCGGCTGCATTCATCGACATTCCTGATCCCCCGATCTGCCCGGTGGTCCCGCCGTTATCCAGGGCGCCCACTTTGCTGAGCCCGTACCAACTGCCGGCCACCTTTGAGGCGCTCCCCAGCAGGGTCGAGAATCCTGCGCTGACCGGCGAGATACCTGACGCCGACGCATTGGCCATGCCGGCCTGTGCACCGTAGTTGGCTCCTTGCGTGCGGTAGCCAAAGGCTGCGCGGATCGCGTTGGCCTCGATGGTCTGCTTGTCGATGTCCTTCAGAATGTCCGTTGAGGCTTGCACTTCGGCAGCATTGCCCGTGCCAAGATCCACGCCATTGGCCGCCATCGCCGCGCGCTGACTGCTCTTCACGGCGCCGTACTTCATGGTCGTAGCCGCAACCTGCTGTTGGCCTTGCTGCATGGCCTGCTGGGCGCTGCTCTCCGACATCCGCCGGTTGATCTCGGCGATTGCGGCCTGGTAGCGCAGTTGCGACTTGGCGGACTTGGCTTGCTGGTAGGTGCCGATCGCCGAGCCGACGGCGCCGATCCCCATCAGGGCGAGGGACGCGCCGCCGAGCCCGGCATTTGGAGTTGTAGTCATGACGACCTCCGTTAATTGCCGTCAGGATGGCGCGCGCCGCGGCGGGCACGCGCACCGGGTCAGCCGCCCAGCGCTACCTCGGCGGTCATCGCCACGATGGTCAGCGGCAGCGGGTCGGACTGGCGAACGAACACCTGTCCGCTGTCGCCCCACGCGGGCGTGAGCAGGATCTGAATTTCCTCGCTCTTGAGCGCCGGCGGGGCGCCGTAGGGTTCGGTGCTGCGCTGCTTGGCTTCGGTGAGGTGGCTGGCGTCGGGCCCGACGAAGATGCCGCTGGAGCGATAGACGCGCAGCCACACTTTGTTTACCGCCTTGTAGCGCCCTTGCCCGAAGCCGTTGTCGATCTGCGCCGCCATCGGCAGGGTGTGCAGATCGGCGGTGATCGGCAGGCCCACCTGCACGGTGCTGGCCGCGCTGTCCAGGGTGATGCTGCCGCCGCTGACCACCCGGCGCGGATGCACCGCTCCATCGGCGAGGATGCTGACCGTCTTGCCCTCGAGGTGGCCAAGCCCGCTGATCGTCGTCGCCGCCGCACCGCTGTAGGTGAGCCCGCAATCGACGAAGAAGGCGTCGGCCGCATTGACGAACTGGCGCGAGTGCAGGCGCTCCACGTAGCGCTTGCTCTGCCCGTTGATGGTGCGACGGATCACGCAGTACGGCACGTCCTCGCCGCCCTCGGCGACCACTGCGACCGATTCGAACACGCCGTCGGTGTCGTGGCGGTGCCAGGCGCCGACCTGCTGCTCCGGCACGTAGGTGAGGCCGAGCAGTTTGCCGCTGCTGCTGACGCACCACACCAGCGGCTGCGGGGCTTTGGCGTAGGCCATGTCCACCACGTCGTAGGTGTCGAAGAGGTGCGCCGCGCGCAGCGACAGATCGCCGGTAACGAAGCCGCTGGCCTGCCAGTTGTACGCCAGTTCGCGCACATGTCCGCCGCGTGCCGCGCCGTAGATCAGCGTGTTGTTGATGATCACCGGCTGCACGTTGGAGGCGCCGACGTAGGATTGTGGGCGCACGCTGATGCTGGCCGGGGTGATCGCGTCGCTGTTCACCGAGGTGACCCGCCACTCGGCCGACGAGGTGAGCAGCAGCAACTGGGTGAGCGGCACGATGTGGCGGATGGTGTTGGCCTCGCGCGCCGCCACCCGGAAGGCAATGCGGTCGTCGTCGCGGATCGGCAGGGAATAGCTCATCGCCGACTCGGTGCCGCTCTTGGTCATCCACATGTTTTGTGGCGCGTTGGTGGTGCCGGCGAAGCAGCGGCGCTGCTCGTAGTAGCTGACTGCGCCGGGGTAGTCGCCGGCGGCCTGAAACACCGCGTCGTAAGTGGGTGGGGTCTTGGCGAGGTCGGCGGAAATGTTGTCATCGACGATCGACAGGCCCGACGTCTGCCCGATGTAGCCGTACAGGCCGCCCTGCTGCTTATAAATGTTGTAGCGGGTGGCGCCGGTCACTGCGCTCCAGGCAATGGTGTTGGTGCACCCGGTCTCGAACAGGTTGCTGCGCATGAACAGCGGCGTCACCGCGCCGCCGGAGGTGTAGCCGCCGCCGGAGGTATTCACCGGCACGCCGGCCGCATCCTGCACGGTCAGCGTGGTGGTGGTGGGTACTGTCGATACAAAGAAGTTGGTGTTGTTCAGCGCAGCAATCGCGCCGGTGCCGACGATGGTCGAGAGGCGCACCGGGTCGCCGACCTGCAGGCCGTGCGCCCCTGATGTGGTGATAACGCCTGGATTGGCCGCGGTAATGCCGGTGATCGCCGAGCCGGCCGTGCCGAAGGCCATGCTGCTGGGCGCCGATTCCTGCACGCCGTCCGGGCCGATGGCCGTTACCGCGTACTGATAGCGGTATTTGGCCGTGGTGAAGCCCTGCGCGGACAGGTTGACCGTGGCCGGGGGCGACACGGCAGGGGTGAAGGCAATGGTCGTCAGCTGCCAGCTGGTGGCCCCCAGCCGGCGCAGCTCGCGCGGGGCATAGCCGGGATGCGCCAGGGTCAGCACGTCGGCCGACTGCACATAATGCAGGTCGAACAGATCCGCTTCAGCGTAGGGGTTGGCGATCTCGTAGGGCACGCCGGCACTGAGCAGCGTGGCGCCCTGGGTGTGAAAGCGGAAGTAGCCCGCGCCGAGCTCGACCACCATGGTCTGCGTAGTCGAGTAGGTGAAGGGGATCAGCCGCACCCGCTTGGTAGAGTCCTTCACCTCGCGCACGAACTGGAAGCCGGCGCGGTTCTCGGCCGGGCCCTGCGGCTTGATGAGGAAGTTGCGGCAGGTGGCCAGCCCGGTCTGGTACTTGGCGTCATCGATGCGCCCGGCCATCTCGGGCGACACCTCGCCACCGGCGAAGGAGCGCTGCAGGGTGCGGAGGTTGGCCACAGTGCTTACCTCCCGTTGATCCAGCTGACGTTATGCACCGGGTTGATGCGCCGCTGCTGCGCGTCCGATTCGGCGGCTTCGGCCAGGTAGGCGCGCATCATCGCCGAGCAGCGCTTGGCCTCGGCCGCGCCCGCCTCGCCCTTGAGGATCGGGCCGGCCAGAAAGGCCGCCAGCTGCCACGACAAGGCCACCACGAACAGCGGCGAGAAGCGGCTGGTGTCGGTGATGATGGCGGTGTAGCGCAGCACCGCGTCGGGCTGGTCGGTATAGATCACGTCGGCGCCGCCGGGGTCGGTCTCGCACGAGAAATCCTGCGGCACGTAGCCGCCGGCCGCCAGCGCCACGCTGGCCAGGCCCTGACTGTAGTCGTTGGTCGCGTCGGGCGGCAGCACGGCAATGAGGTTCAGCGCGTCGGCCGGCTGCGCGTAGCTGTAATCCCACTCCGGCCAGCCGTTGCCAAGCAGCGCCAGCGCCACGCGGCGGGTGGCGAAGCCCCACGGGTGCAGCTCGAGCAGCGCGTCACGGGCGAGGGGGTAGAAGCGCGCGCAGTGCTCGGCCTGCGCGCTGCCCTCGGGCGGGTTGAGGCTGGTCACGCTGGCGGTGTCGCCGAGGTGGCCCAGGGCCAGATTGCAGATGTCGGTTTCGCTCGCCATGTCGGCACCTCAACAAAAACGGGGCGCACCTTGCGACGCGCCCCGCGAACTGCCGCCAGGGCAGGAGGAGAATCAGGTCACACCAGATTGGCGGCCGCCTGCTCGGCGGGCGGCTCGGCGCCTTTCTTGCGGGGCTTGACCGGCTCGAGGTTGTCGGAGGTTTCGCCGTCGTAGTCGACGAGCTCACCCTCTTCGACGATGCGCCCGCCGATGAAGGACTTCTGCAGCACGCGGAATTGCGGCATCGCTCAGCCCTCCTTACAGCACGGCGAAGCCGGACGGATAGAACTTCTGGCCGTCCTGAATATCGATGCCGAGGTCGCACACGAAGGCGCCGGCCGAGCCGGTGCCGACGATCACGTAGCGCGCGCCCAGATAGCGCTGGCCCTTGCTGGCCAGGCGCACGTTGATCGCCGAGGCGAGCCGCGCCCCGGCGGTCAGAGAGGCCAGCGGAATGGCGCCGGTGGTGCCGATCACCGTCACGTTGGACGTGAGCGCGGCATCGTCGGCGGCAATCGCCTGCACCTCAATCGAGGTGGCACCGGCCACTGCGGTGACGACTTGCGCGCGCAGATACAGATCCTGGCCTTCGCCCATGTCGCGGGCCTGCAACAGATCGACGGTGTTGGTGGACAGCACCGAGGTGTTAGTGCCGGTGACGGTCTGCCCGGTGATGGTGCTGCCGGAAATCGCGCCGGACAGCAGCAGGTTGTTGTCGACATACATGATGGGAGTCCTTTCCGGGTTAGACCACGCGGGCCTCGGTGTTGAGCAGCTGGTCGACCTTGCGCAGCGGCACGCCGAGGAAGTCCAGATACTTGGTCGGGTGGCCGAACTGGGTCAGGCCGTCCTGCACGCTGATCGCGTTCTGGCTCTTGTTGAGGGCCTGAATGCGCAGCATCGAGAACAGCGTACGGTTCATGTAGAACGCGGCGCGGCCCATGCTCAGGTTCGGCACGCGATCAAGCGCGCGGCTCATCAGCTTGATCAGATCGGCCGCGCTGGATTCGGCCACCAGGTTGGCGGTGTTGATGTTGCAGATGCGCACCACGTAACGCCAATCCTTGACCACCAGGCCGTTCTTCCACTGGTAGTGAGTCTGGTAGGCCTTGTACGGGTTGCCGTTGGCGTCGTAGATGGTCAGGATGCCGTCGTCTTCCGACACCAGCCCGGCCTTCGAGCCCTTGGGGAACGGGCAGAATACGGTGTTCTCGCCCCACACCACGAGCCAGATCGAGGCGTTGTTGGACGCCACGCCGCCGGCATCGATGAGGCTCTGCGCGTTGCCGGAGCTGAGCGAGCCGTAACGGGTGGACAGGCCCAGATACTGGCGCGGATCGGTGGCCGGGTTGCCGTAGAACATCGTCTGCGCCTGGCTCTGGTTCATCGCCTCGAGGAAGGCGACGTCCTCAGACAGGCGGAACGCGGCGGTATTGCCGTTGAGCTCGGCCAGATCCTTGTCCACCCCGCAGTAGGCTTCGAGCATGCCGCAGGATTCATCGACCTGCGCCGTGGTGCTCTTGGAGCGCGGCACACCCTGGTTGAGCGAACGCCAATACACGGAGGGCAGGCCGGTACGGATGGTGACACGGTGGCCGGTCGGCAGGTTGCCTTCGACGAAGACCGCATCGTCAAGGATTTCATTGGTCTGGCCGAGGATTTCGGCAATCTTGTATTCGACCTTGCCGTCGGGATCGAGGCGCTTGGTCCAGTCGGCGAGGGTCAATTGACCGCTGGCGAGAGTAGCCATGTTTGGGGCTCCTTATTGCAGATTGCTGTTCGGGTACAGGGAACGCGCATCGCGGGCGTCGGCGGGGCCTGCCTTGCCGGTGACGATGCGATCGGGGCTGATGGCCTTGCCGGCGCGGTAGAACACCCGCAGCACTTCCGGGTGATTGCCCAGGCCGGTTTGGTTGAGCAGGGTGCGAAACTCGGGCGTGGCCAAGGCTTCGAGCGCGGTCTTGGCGGTGGCGAGGTTTTCGGCCAGCTGGTCGCCGCCGAACTCCTTGTCTGCGCGGGAAGTTTCAGCCCACTCGGCGGTCATGGTCTGCAGCGCGGCGGCCTGGCGCTCGGCAATCGCCGGAGCCATCACGTCGAGCACCTTCTGCGCGTTGGCCTGACTGAGGTTCAGTTCTTTGGCGACTTCGGAGAACTTGCCGATCACGCCGGCATCGACCACGTGTCCCTCGGGCTGCGCAAAGTCGTAGCTTTCCGGCGCACCTTCCGCGGCGGGCGGCTCGGTCAGGAGCGTGTCGCCGGGGGGATCGGCCGCGGCGGGCGGCTCGGTCAGCAGCGTGTCGCCGGGGGGATCGGCCGCGGCGGGCGGCTCGGTCAGCAGCGTGTCGCCGGGGGGATCGGCGGCAATGTCAGTCGTCATGATCGAAGCTCTCCTTGAGCATTTCGAGGTAGCGGTCGGGGCAGTGCGTCTTCAGGTCGTCCAGGTAGCGCTGGCCCAGCCACTTGACGCCTTCCTTGAAGGCCATCGCGTGGGGGCTGAGGTCGAACGAGGACGCGTCGAGCGCGCAGCGCGTCAGCAGATCGGCCATGAAACGGCGGCCGGATCGGTTGCTCATGACCCGCTTCAGATCGTCGATCTCGATCCGCCGCGCCGACTCGGCGCGCGGCGAGGCGTCGGCATCGGCAAGCGGGTCGAGATCGTGCAGCGGATCGTGCGGGGTCATGCGATGCACGATACGGGGGCGCCAAAACGGCACGCGCACCCCAAAGAAAAAGCCGCCCGGAGGCGGCTGTCGAGGGGTATTGGCGAGATGCGCTCAGCTGATCTTGCTCGCCGTGACGAACAGCGCGTCGATGTCGGCAGAAGTCAGGCCGATCGCCCCGCCGAGTGCAGCAATGACGGGGCTCGAACGGTCGAAGGACAGCGCTTCGTCCCACCAGATCTTGGTCTCACCTCCAGCGGC